TTTACTAAAAAATTGTTTTTTGATTGCCGCAGTTTCTTGCGGTGTAGGAGTATTGCCTTTGATTTCTACTTGCTGTACACCATCAGGTGTTTCTACTTTAATAACTGGCATTACTGAAACCTAAATATACCGTCGTTACCTTTTACTAACTCGCTGTCAGTGGCATTCGGTGTTTGTGCAGTTGCTTTTTGTTGTGCTTGTTCTTTATCTTTTTTCTTGTTTTGTGTGCGTAATTTTGCTGTGTAAGCACCAGGAGCAAGATCTTTAACTTTATCATCTTGAAAAGAATCTCTAACAATAAACTCAATCATGTCTTCTACTTGTGCATTACTTAAAACACTGTCGCCTTTGATGTCTAGTGCTTCATATGTGCTTTGCACCATTTTTGATCCTGGGTTATTTGCTTGTGGAAAAGGAATAGTATTATCATCGCCGCCTGCTTGTGCCTCAGGCTCGGTTGCTTTAACTGGCTTTTGACTTCTCATCTTTTTGGCTTTTTCAACTTGTGCATACAACCCTGTAAGACTACCATATTTCTTTTCTAATGGATAACCAGTTGCTGTAATAAATGCTTTTAAGTTATCGCCTGTTGGACGACCTTCGGGTGTAGGAGTGTAAAACTTTTTGTATTCTTTGTACATTGAGTTAATTGCACTTTGTACTTTGCCATCTGCTTGTGCGCCAGCACTGCCGAAAAATCCTGCAATGCCTGTTGCGGCCCTTTTAAATGCACCGATAGGTGCTTCGTCAATATTTGGCTCAATTATAGCAAATTCATTAATTTTCATGTGGTCTTCTCCTAAATGTATTTATATAATCGGCAATCTAGCCGTCAAAAACCAAATAGCACAGTTTAATCACACTAACTACAACTCTAAATAATCTTACTATGATAACAATGTATAGAATATATGATCATACCTCACGCAACACACTTGCTAACGGTATTCCCTCGCTAGAACAAGCACAAGAAGTATTACACTTTTTAAAACTTTCTGATCCAGCAAATGAGATTGAAATTGAAGAATATAAAACAAGCCAAGTCAAATCAGGCTTTGGACGCGATCCCGATCTACACTAGACCAAAAGACGATTTACAAGATACTAAATGGTTCGAACATCATTATGTTAATGATCCATGTGACGATGTTGTGCATTGGTTTAAGTGTGAAACTATTAAGAAGTGAACTACGTTCACTTGTGTTTTTCGCTATCGCTCAAACACGATTATTTAAAAGTAGATTAATTAATTACGAAGTAATTGTTAGCATCATGTAGATTGTTTCAGTCAGACGGAACCTACACAGTGGTTCCATCTAATCTTGAACATCATGTGAGTTCGTCACAGCCAAGACTTGGAAATAGGTTATTTGTTTATACACATAGTTCAATGGGCTCTGACCTTTCCCAACCTACGTCGACATCGCTTACGCTACCTCTCGCTTCGTTCCTATTGCTAAAGAGTTTTTATGAACTGTGTTGTGTTTTTCGATTGACAGCATTCAATCTCCGTTAACCAGTGAGCCCAATTGGTTTGATGGCTTACCTCACAGTGGTGGTCGATCAACGTATACGAGTGTCCTTATCACGGGACCTTTTACTCAGCAGTATTATAATCTGGCCTGCTAACCTTGTGTGCTGTTTGTATTGCCTATGTTGCCTAGTGCTTCTTTAAGAATTTTTGAACTGCCTACTCTAACATTAATGATTCCGTTATAGTATTCGTCTGTTTCTAACACACGTCTTTCAAATTGTTCTCGAGCCTCTAGGTAACTCATTAAGCCTCTGCTGTTGCAATAATAAAGTATTTCTCTTGTGAAATTTTTTGGGCCTAGTTCTTGTACGTCAGCATTCAAATGATCTGAAGATCCCCAATAGTCTCTCCAGTCTGATTCTACTTTGCTTCTACGTTTATTTTTTTTGCCTTTAAGTGGTGGGCGTGTTTTTTTAAATTTTGCTAGTTTTTTGCCTACATACTTGCGATTATTAGTAGTGTTCGTAATCAGGTATACAAAACCTTCACAGTCTTGTGGAAGATCTTCTATTTTTTTGCCCTGATAAGTCCACTCCATGCAGATACTTACCTGCGCCTATAATTCTGGATCTTGATTCTGGCTTTCCTGCTTGTTTGCCTTCTTTATAACTTTAAGTGCCTTACGTTTTGCCTGTATTTCGTTGCGTCTTTCTGTCGCTAGTTTTCTAATATCACTAAGAATAGATCGTGCCTTTCGGCCGGTTTCATCGAAGCCTTTTGCTTCAAATCTTTCTTGCGTGTTATAGTAGTCCATCATTGCTTGAACAAGCAACTCATGGGTAGTCCTAGGCATTCACAATCTCCGTATCATTACTATAAGAAGTGAACCCGTTATCCTTAATTACCTTCAATATGTTATTCACACGTGAAGATAGTTCATCTTTGTGCGAAATCAAATAAATGTTTTTATTGCGTTCTCTACTCATCTTTTTAAGTACACTCAACGCACTTTCAACACCAGCGGCATCAAGTCCATTATCAACAAGTTCGTCAATAAACAGTAGATTAATACTCTGATATAAACTTTCCCAAACATCTCTAAATGCCCAACTCATAGATAATATGAGTCTATTTCGTTCTCCTCTACTGAGGTTATCAAAGTCCAAGTCACGCCCAAGTTCTGTAATTTCAACTGTTAAATCGTTCTGAAATACAACTTGATGTGGTAATCCTGTTTTATCTAAATATAATTGTAAACGTTTGTTTAGGAATGCTAGGTTCTGATCAATAATACGTTTACGAATAAATGAATCTTTACTTGTAAGTAGTTTGTACAAGAAGTCCATATGCTCTTTCATTTCTGTTAGAGCATTTATACTATCCCAATTAATTTGTTGCAGTGCTTGATCACGTAATTCATCCATTTGTTCTGTGTATGGATTTACTTCTGCATCTTTTTCTACTTTACGTTCTTCTAAACTTGCTAGGTTATTTTTATGATTATATGCTTCTTCGCTACTATCATAAAATGTTTTAGGACATCCTTTTAAATCTCCTATAGCATCTAATTTTTCTTGCACCTCGTTTAATTGTAATGTAATACCGTCGATGTATGTTTGACTTTCAGTTACATCATTTTGCTTTTCAGCAAGAATTTTTTCATGTGCTTCGTCGTGCAGTTCTTGACCGCATGTAAAACATTTTTTATTAGCAATGTCTTTTAGTTCTGTTTCATATTTAGAATGTGTGCGATCAGCACGTAACATACTACTTTCTAAACTTGCTTTTTCTTTGTTAAGATTTGCTTGTTCTGTATCTTGTACTAACCATTCTTTCTTATCTTTGTGTGATTGAATCTCTGCTTCAATATCAACAGTAATTAATTGACTAATTGCTTTTGTTGTTCTAGCAATTTCTTCTGCTTGGTTTGCGTCCCATGCTTTAGATTTAATTTCTAAATTATCAATTGATTCTTGAACTTTTTGATTTGCTGTTTCGATACCTTTAATTGTTGCATCTTCTTCAGCAATAGCATCACGTATTCTTTTTTGTTCTTCTTTAAGACGTTCTGCTTTTTCAGATAAGATAGTGATGCCTAACAACTGCTCAATAATTTCTCTTTGATCATTGGCTTTGAGTGAAAGGAAAGGCTCTGTATATGTGTTAAGCGCCACTAAATGTTTGAACATTGTATGACTCATGTTCAATAACTTTGCAATATCTTCTTGTGTTTTACGACTATCACCCTGTGATTCATCAATGTCATCTGCGGTGACGTCGACATTCTCTTTGTAAAATTTAAGAATGTTAGGCTTACGCCCTCGTTCAATTCTATAGTTTTGTCCGTTAGTTTCAAACTCAACAGTAACTAACATACCTTTGCCGTTAGTTTTGTTAATTAAGTTTTCTTTACGAATGTTTGTTAGTGCATTGCCATATAATGCATAACTTAATGCATTAATAATAGTAGTTTTACCTGTACCATTACGTGAACCTGCATCATCTCCTCCTAGATCTAAGTTTTCACCTAGTACAAGAGTAAGTAAATTTTTGTCAAAGTCAACTGCTTGAGTTTGATTACCTACACTCATAAAGTTTTTTACTGTTAAGGTTTTAATTTTAAACATTACAATCCTCTATAGATATCTAACAACAAGTTTGGTTTGTATGTTTCTGTATCTAACTTCGTTATTTGATCGGTTACAATTTGGTCTACTGATTCAAAATCAATTTCACCAGGTTCCATTTTATTCATTTCGTCGTCTACGTTAGCATCAGGCAACAAACTTATTTCTCTTACATCATATTGTGCAGAAAAATTTTCTTTAATAAAGTTTGCTTCTTCGTAACTAATATCAATATCAAGTGTTACACGTAGATATAAATTTTTAGGAGCAAGTATTTCTTCTGTTTTGTCTAATAACCTGCTTAATGGAATAGTTCTATATTTAGGACAATCTTTCCAGTCGATGAACTCGGGCTCACCTCCCCATTCTAACGTCATCATACCACGTTCATCATCCCATGCATCGGCGTAATTGTGTGGAAAGGCATTACCGATGTAATAGATATTTTTACGTTGTTGACGTTTGTGGAAGTGGCCCGTGAACACCATTTCTTGATTAGCAAAGTCGTCTGCTTTGATTTCGCCTGTGTCGGGCATTTCAACCATTGCATTCATTTTAAAATTAGGAAGTTCAAAGTGTCCAAACATATATCGACACTTCATTTTTGAAACTTGTTTCCATTCTTCTCCTACTAACCAAGGAACCAAAGCAACATCATCAATTACTTGTGGTTCTGTAATCACAGTAACACCTGGTACGTGTTTACCAAATACTACACTGTGAATATCTCTTTTGTCTTTATAATATAAATCGTGATTGCCAGGAAAAAAGTAAAACTTATCAAATGCTTTACCTAATTTTTCTAGTGATCGCAAACTAGCGTCCATAGTGGTTAAATTTAACGCACTTCTGTTGTGATGCCAATCTCCTGTAAAGATTCCTACATCACAGCCGTTTGCTTTGGCTTGTTCAATATACCAATCTACAAACCTTTCGCAATCATCGTTGTGAATTTTGCTGTTTGATTTTAGACCAAAGTGAATGTCTGTAAACACCGCGGCCTTTTTAAATAATTGTGTCATGC